AGGAGGATTGTGCTTTCCCCTCGCGGGGAGGCATACTCGGCGTCACGCCACTTCGTTTAAGAAGAGGTGTGATAACGAGGGTACCGCTTTAGATCGGACCGGGCGCAGTCTGAGCTTACCTCTAAGGTGCTCATTCTTCATCCGTTGGGAGGTTGACACCCCCTCAGTTAACTCCGATCTATCCCATGTGGTATTTAACCAATGCAGATAACCACCGTAACCGGTGGAAACACGTTCACGATCCTCCTGGAGTCGCTTTGACGGAACGTCTCGGCTAACCAGTTGGTATTTAAACGTGAGATCTGCACCACCCCAAAGACATGAAGGGACAAGACTCTTCAGCCAGACTCAGATGGGCTCAACTGTTGGGTCAAGTATGCCCAGACCAGGGATCTCCGCCCATTTACGTAGCTTGTTGGCCACGTCGATGAGATCGGAAATATCCTGGAAGGGTTCCTTAATGTAGAAAGGAGTTATATCGGTTCCATCGTAATAGTGCCCGCCACAACTCTCTCTGAACGGGCCCGAGGCGAACGACTTCTCAGTGTTAACCGAGAAGCCGAAATAGCCAAGGACCCATACGAGATAATCGTAGCTGTCACTGGGGACAATTAAATCATCCCCGTAAACAGAAACGATACCTGGGATCCCTCTGAAATAGGTAGTGGCCCGCGCAAGAGCGTAAAAGAGCAAGCTCTCCAGCTCAAACGTAAAACCATTTCCCATTGAAGAGAACATCTCATTCCTGTGCTCCTCACCGTCAATGACGGTGACGTGACTCCTAACAGAGTCAAGGAGGGTGAACCAGCACTCGGGTAGAAGTAATTCTACAAGCCCACGGCTGACGGAATCGCTGGCGCTTGACAAGTCAAGCGTCGACAACTCGCCAGTAATGGATCCTTTCCGAGCGAGCGACCTGTTTATCGACTGGTCGTTCAGGTTAATGCCGATTCGGCGAAGACACCTACGAAAGTGGGTGCCAATTCCCTTCTGAAGCCACATATTAATGTCGGGCTCTTTACAAGCACAACGATCAATATCGGATTTCTTAGGGACGGTAAACATAACGTTACCACGGACAAGCCGGAAAACCGACTTGGCCGACACTAGGTCCCAACCGGGTATGTCATCGAGGAGATCCTCGAAGACTTCCCAAGCGGGACTGGTGACGTCTGCTTTCCCGAGGTACTTACCGGCCGGATGGCTTTCAGTACGTGACCTGGAAGTCGACGCGCCACCCGAAAACGCCCCAATAAGGGCATCAACGGATGCAGTCTCACCGATAATTTCTACGATGAGATTGCGACAGAAAGTAACGAAGCGATCGAAAGGCACCCGAGGTAGAATGTTATATTCCTCGGGGGTTAATAAAAGCCGATCGTTGGTCGCTTCATTCTCTCGTTCAGTCGCGAGCCACTTGTTAATGGCTCGGATCCGACGGACATCCGCCGGATCGGTCGACTCATCAACATACTTCGAGAATATTTCAGCCTTCAGGTAGTCAGTTTTCACCGACGCCGGTAGGGCCATAATACGCTCGCGGAGTGTTGACATCACTTCGGGTGGGACCGCTTTCCGTCCTAAGGACGATGCGGTTTTCCGTGGAGGTCGCATGAGGTAATCCTTCATGTGAGTTGTCTCGGTCATATTTGCCGAGCCAGACGAATGAGAGCATGATCACGGTGACACACATAAAGAGTGCCAAAGTGGTCCGCTCTCCAGCGCCAGTCGAGTGCATAACATCAACCCCTTTAAGGGAAGGTGCCTGCTGACTAGAAGCCTTCGCACCACGGAGCAGACCTAGACAAAAGTCCAGGCCGACTCCAAGAAGCGTCGGATTCACGTCAGTAGATGCCCTCGAGGTCCACGACGACGCCACCGATCATCGGATTGTTCGCGCCGAGGAAGAAGTTGTTCACCAGCGACGCGACGTCGGCCCGCTCTGCAGCGGTCGAAGTCGAGTCGAAGTTGAAATTCACCTCGGCGTAGTTGGTCCGGAGAACGGTTGCGCGCGTAACGCCGTTTACCACGGCGTTGTCCACCACCGGGAACGTGAACTTCATGACCAGCTTTACGCGGCCAGTGGAAGTCCGGTTCACCGACATAGTGATACGGCGATCCCCGATGGGGACGCCGGTCGACTCGATGAGAGTCGCAACCCCACCATTGATCTCACGCGGCTTGAAGCTGTGTGCGACTGGCGGGTTCTGACCATCTTTGATGGTCACAGGCTGGAATTGAGGCATATATTCGTGCTTCTCTTTCGCGTCTGTTGTATAGCAGACGACTAAACGGGTTCGACACAATTGTCTTGCCCTGGGCTCCGACAGGTGATCTAGATCATCTGACGAAGTAATGCAAGAGCGTTAAGCCCGTGCATTGTGGAGAATGGGTTCCGAGCTCCGTAGAGTTCGGGAAGCTGGAAGCTTGAGTGACTGTACCTCTCAAACGAGAAGTGCGAAATCACGAGCGACCCGCCGCCCTGTCGGTTCACCTTAAAATCGGTTTGATGCCGACTAGAGGTATACCCAGACGCCATTTCGAGGCCCGCCGTAGCGGTTAATGACTGAAGTACGTTGCCAACTGGAATGAACCAGTCAACGACAAAGCTAAAGGGAACAAGTTCCCATGCTACTTCAGCGGGGTTGATAAGTCCAAGCGTATCAGCCTGAACAATACCAGGACTGCGAACCCAAGCACTGTAAGCGGTGCGAACACCGCCACGGCACTCGATAGATATCGTATCCTGTCCACGTACGAACGTGTCAGAATATGACGTCTGTCGTTGGGCGCTTGCTTTGACAGAGGAGCCTTCGAGAAGGCCACCCTTTCCAAGTAAGCTAGCATTATCATGAATCGAACTGAGCAAGGGTTTCCACCCGTACTGCAGTTCCAACCAGAGGTCGGCAATCGATCCATGCTTCCCCTTTCTCCAAGAAAGCCCAAGGATGCGTGCTGCTTCCAGCACGTTACCCCTGCGCAGTGCATTCAAGGCCCTTAGGACCCTGGACGCGTCTTGGGATATCATATTTACTGTTTGCCTGGCTTGCGCCAGGTCAGCGCCGTTGCTGACCCTGCCTTCTCGAAGGCGATTACGGGCCTGCGTCTGCGCCTCAGCACGACAATTGTCCAGATCGCTCAGGAAGCGAGCTGGCGGAACAACTTCGAAGAGACTGTAGTCCCTGAGAAGGTAATCCACCCGTTCCATTATAATTTGATAGGACGGGTCATTGTCGTCGCGATAGACTACCTCAATCCACTCCTTCGGTTCGTTAACAACGACACGAAGGATTTGACGGGAGTAGTCAGTCGGAGCCTTATGATCGGACCGTATCGTGCCACTCTTGAAAGAGTGGCCTACGAACGCTGTAAACGGGTCTCTGGTAACAGTGGGATCAACCCCCTGCCACGGATACCCCGCCTGCAGAAATCGTCGAGTGTCTGTAAAGACACCTTCGATCGTCGATCCTCCCACCTGATTGGTGTGAGCGGCTACTGACATCAGTACCTCTTTAAAGTCCGGCAATGCCGAACTAGGTTAAACAAACCCTCCGAGGAGCGTTTGCCTAGACCCGACTCCCGAAAGG